AATTGGAAATCAAAGTTATAAGGAACAGGATTATACATTGAGGTCATATTGGTAGTAGAAGCAGAAGTATTTGCTGCGACATTTCTACCAATCGTATTCAATTTTCTTGCAGTATCGTAAGAAACTCCTGTCATTGCAAACCCCATTCTTGGAGTTCTCGTCGCTACAACTTTTCTATCTGAAGTGGTTTCTTGAATAGCAAGTAGCCACTTCTGTTTGGGGCCATATGCAAGAGGAACTTTTAATCGTTCAACAACAACACCACTTGAATTCTTCCTTTCAATATTAATATCATTGAAAAGAGTTCCAAACACTGCTACATATTTTCTTATAGTTTGATGATAAAAGGTAGATCCTAACATTAGTACCCTGTTCCTTCACTAAATGGATTACCTTCTGTAAAGTCAAGTATAGAATCAGCCACAGTTTCAATCCCTACATTGTTTGCATATGAATCAACCTGTACTCCATCTGATGCACCAGTTGATATAGTCTTATCATCAAAAGAAGTAACCACATAAGAAGCAGTTGTTTCAATCATAAGTTTACCCTTAGCAGAAGATTCTGGTGTAGTAAGACTTTCATCTTCTAACAGAATACTATCTGATGTAGTATCTCCATCCTCTTGTTTAAAGGAATATGGATATTCTAAAATTTTACTAGAATCACTAAATGCACCTATGATATTACCAATAGTAAGAGTTATGTATTCTGAAGTATCGGTAACAGCTCCCTCAGAAACATAACTATTTCCATCTTCTCTAACCAGATTATCACCACCCTCAGTTAAAAGATTCTTATATACTAGATCAGTACCAGTTACTGCAAATATCTCACCCTTGATCGTGGCATTTGAATATCCAGTAGATCCTTGATAGACGGATTCTCCAACTGTATATGTACCAGTTCCAGCACCAAGAGTAAATTTTATTGAATAAGAATGATCAATTTCAATTTGATCAAGTGCAGCAATACCTGTATCAATTGCTTCATCGGCGTATTCAAAGAGTTCACAAACTAAATCAAAAGTTTGTAGTCCGCCCATTTGATAGAAAACATTCGTATCTTGTACGTGTTTAATCTCAAAAAGAGAGTCAGATAAAGGAAAGAAAATAAGGTCACCTTCTAGTGGTTCTTTATCTCTATGTCCTGTTTCAAAATTTAACTCTTGAAATCTTCTACGAGCAATTGTAAAAGTAATTTGATCTCTTACTTCTAGACCAAAGTTACTTACAAATGTGCCATCACCCTCAAATCCATCTATACTCTTAATGTACACTTCTACCATACGAGCGTCTTCAAACTTAGAAATACGATCCTCTCCGTAGATAGAATCTGTATTAACTTCAGTTCTAGGCATGTAATGAACATCAATACCGAAAGATTTAATAGACTCAATTACGATACTTTCAACTAGTCTTTGATCTGGCGTATTAGTTCCATAGTGATTAAAGTAATGATTAGTTGCCATTTATATCCTCTAACCTATGTAGAAATCATCGGGGAGTTGATACTCTAATTTTCCTTCTCTTTCTAAGTATTCTAATTCTGTAGTTGCGTCATCATATAATTGTCTCCCATTTAAAGTAACACCTCCAGGCAATTGAACACCTTCAAATTTTATAAGGTTCATTCCCCATTGTTTTTTCAAAAGAGCTGTACAATATTTTTTAAGGAAAATATCACTATAAGCATCTGTATATGTTTCTGGATTCATTGACGCATAAGCTTCAACTATAACAAAGTCATCTATTTTAAGATCTCCACTCCAATCTATATCAAGATAAATTCTATCTCTATGGCGATTGAATCTAAATCTAGGTAATCCAGAGAAAAGATTTTGGATAGTAGAAAGATACTGTTGAGTGAAAACATAGTTTTTCATATCACCAGCTGAACCCATCGTATAAAGATCATTCAGCGCGTACTGATAGTTGACTGAAAACATATTTGTACTACCACTTAAATTTTCGGTAAGTGGTATAATTCCTGTAATACCAATATAACTCTCATCTAAAGAAAGATAATGATTATCTATATCACCGATAGTTTGAGCTGTACTACCATGAACGGTTGCTGTTGCACCGCTTGTTGCTCCTGTAATGGTTTCACTGGCAGTCCATGTAGTAGTTATATCTGTATAATAGGTATTTCCATCTCCAATCGCGTCAGCATTGGAATTATTTTTTGTAGTTGGTTTTGAATACCTTATCGTAGTATTTGCACTGTGGTATTGATGAAATGTAGCCTTAATACCACTTGTTCCTCCTGTAATGGTTTCTCCACTAGAAAAAGTTCCAGAGGTTGAAGAAACGATTTGAGTTGATGCTGAAATTTGTTTTTTAACAAATTCTGGATGTGTACCATCAAAGTGAAATTCTTGCCAGTAAGCTACTGCATCATCAATAGTATCTTCAATTTGGTCATCATCAAGATTTAGTTCAACAACTGGATGGCCTAATTTTCTTTTACAATAATCTTTAAATGTAGTTCTAGTTGTAGGTTGTGTCATTTGTTAAATCCTTATTTTGTAGACTCTGGTGATACGGTTATAATTCCTTGACAAACCCTCTCTACAGTAGTTTCATCTGATTGAGTATATTCAACATCATATACATACTGATCAACAGCAACGTTTGCAGTATTTGTTGCAGTCATAGAAATTGTAACATTTGATCCAGCTACGGAAGTTGAGAAAGTGTAGATATTGTTACCAGAATATGTAGATTGTCGCATCTTAGCAGCACAAGTACCAGTAGAAATTGTGACATTTCCTCCTGCAGAGTTTTGTGCGTAGATTACTTTTTCAAAGGTAGCCCCTTGATCCATTACAAAATTTATGGTTCGTTTACTTAAAGTCAGTGCCATTTATTCCTTACGCTGTATCTAATGGGTAGTTATTTGCCCAGTATGAATTGTCTGCTTGAGTTCTAAAATAATCTTCGTCATCCATTGATCCTTGAGCCTTCAAATAATTACTATCTGCAGCACCCGATGTTATATTAGGATACGGATCTTTTTTATTTTCAGAAGTATCTTCAAGTCTATCTGGATGATGACTTGGACTCCATATCCATGTGTTCGTAGCATCCTTATTACGCAATGTTGCCCACCCAAGCGGATCCATAGCAAATCCATTTATTCTATTTACATTTCCCTGTATGTCATTCCATCCTAATGCTTGATTCGTTACCCATGTACCTGCCCAGTTTGATGCAAATACATATGCATTGTCGGCCGCATCACAGAATGCACCAAATCGTGTACCTGCTTCTCTGTCTCCTTCGTATCCTATTCCTTGAATAACTCCTAAGAAGTCATTTGCATTGCTCATTTGTACATGGTGCCACTCCATTTCGTGCACTTTACCTGTCCTCATATTTGTTTGGTAAAACTTAAAGGAGTCTTTAATATTTTGTACTAGTTGTGCTTCAGTTTCAGATCGTGTACTCTGTTTGTAATATCCCACAGGCCCACCATTATATACACAAGTAATTTGATACCACATACGCACATCTCCTTCAACATCAGCAGGATCCATTGTTTGGTATACGGTTGTACTGTTATTAGCATTTTCAAATGGATCTTGATAACAACCACTAGGATTGTGTGTCTTAATACTAGTATTTGCTGATACTCCTAAAACTGGCTTAAGGTATCCATCGACACGATTGTAGTTGCCGGTATTCCTAGACATATGCCCTATTTGGAAAGTGAGTTGACCTTTAAGCTGTTGTAATCTAAATCCACCTCCTTTATTATTACCGTAATGCTTTGGTGAAGCTGCCCAGACTGTTCCATTGGGTTCGATAGCTTGATCAATATGAGTGATTTTAGTAAAGTTTGTTGAAAATGTTGATGTAATAGTAAATGGTTTTCCAGTTCTTGCTTCACCATCGGCAAGAGCAGAGTAACTACCAGTACTCCAAGTATCAGTATCACTATTGTGGGTGTTAGGATATTCTACCAATCTCATCAATGCTTCATTCCATGCTAGATGATTATTAGTGATTATTCCTTCTGCTTTTACCTTCTGTTGCATTTGAAAAATATCTTCATGGTGGGGGCCTTCCATTTCCCAAAAGTGTTCCTCACCGTTTTCTCCCCAATAGGGGCTGGCTGCATCAGTTCCATTGGTTACTAATCTATCTTTTGCACCATCATTTCTAACATAGTCAGTCCACAGAGTAGAACCCCATTGACCATCGGATATACTCTCTGTTATAATATCTGGAAACTCTCTGTCACCTGCGTGTGGAGATATAGTTACAATACCTTCTACTATTTTTTCTACAGTAGTAGCATCAGATTGAGTATATTCCACATCATACACATATCTACGGTCTTCAGAAACATTGGCAGTATTTGTTGCTGTCATTGAAATAGTAACATTTGATCCAGAAATAGA